ACAACACATCCATGAAAACCAAAATTATCGGTGCAGTAGTCATCGTAATTATCATCATCGGAATAAGCACATAATCAAATGATACTTGACATTGTCAAATTAGCAGTCGGCGCTGGCACACATATAATGAGTAACAGACAGAAGCGCAAAATGCTCGAGTCAGATGCTGCAATGTTGCATGCACAAAAAATGGCAAACGGCGAAGTCGAGTATCAACAGCAAGTAAGGGTGTCAAACGACAAAGGATGGAAGGACGAATTCGTTCTTATTCTCGTGAGCGCTCCCGTGATTTTATTAATATGGTCTGTATTCTCAGATGATCCGGACATACAAGATAAATTGCACATGTTCTTTGAACAGTTTAATAATCTCCCTTTCTGGTACCAGACGCTGTTTGTCGGCGTGGTCGCATCAATATACGGACTTAAGGGCGCAGATATTTTCAAGAAAAAGTAGATTGACTTAATTTTACATTAGGGGGAAAAATGGGGGATGAAGATAAACCCAAGAACGCTCTCGACGAATTTTGGAAGGGCCTTGGAGATAAGGAAAAAATAAATGTCAGAAGCTACAGATCCAGTAAACGTGATATACAAGTTCAAAAGGACGATGCAAGAACAACTAGACGCTCTCGTCCAAACTCTCGCAAACGGAGGGATTGACAATATGGACGAATACAAATATATAACAGGTAAGATCCATGCGATCGACTTAATGAATCAGGAACTCTCTAACCTGCTAGAACCAAAGGAGCCAAATAAAGATGACCCAAACAACATCACACGCCTTAGAAGATAAATATAACGCAGAAGACGACGTTAAAAAAATTTCAAAACACGCACAAGAAAAAGAAAATTCACAAACAGATTTAGAAAAACTACCAAACCCTACAGGTTGGCGTTTGTTAGTTATGCCTTTTAAAGTTAAAGAAGAAACTAAAGGCGGTATTATTATTGCACAAGAAACATTAGATCGTGCACGTGTCGCAACGCAAGTTGGATACGTACTGAAGATGGGCGATCTTTGTTACAAGGACCAAGAAAAGTTTTCAACAGGCCCCTGGTGCAAGGAAAAAGATTGGGTGATATTTGCACGATATGCAGGATCACGCATGGAGATTGATGGTGGTGAGATAAGAATGTTAAACGATGACGAGGTGCTTGGGACAATAAGTAATCCTGAAGACATCTTGCACGCAATGTAATCATAGAGGAGGATAATCTATGCAAGACGATAGAAAAATCGATGTCGGCGATACCGATGAACAAGCTACAGAGATTGATCTTGATGCAGTAGCACCAGAGCAATCTTTAGAAGAGGAGATCCAAGTTGAACAAGTTAGTGAAAACGATAGTCAGTCCGCTGACGCACCTAAGGAATCTAGTGAGCAGTCTGATGTTCAGGCTAGCGAACAGAAAAAAGAACTAGACGACTACAGCGACGGAGTTCAAAAGCGAATAGCAAAACTTACACGTAAAATGCGTGAAGCCGAAAGGCAAAAAGAAGAAGCTATACAATATGCTGAGCAAGTAAAAACTCAAGCTGAGCAAATGAAAGGCAGGTACGATACTCTTGGTAATAGTTATACTAAAGAACTAGAAGCAAAAGTTACTACAGGAATGGACGCTGCAAAGTTAGCGTACAGGCAAGCCATAGAGGCTCAAGATGTTGATGGTCAAGTCGAAGCACAAAAAGCTATAGCTCAAATGGCTATGGAAGAGGCTAGACTTAACAACTTAAAGCAAGCTCAAGAACAAAGAACACAGCAAATAGATACACAAAAAGGACAAATTGTGCCTCAAACTGCTGACCCTGTAGCACAAGCTCAACAAAAAATTGATCCAAAAGCAGAGGACTGGGCGACTAAAAACTCCTGGTTTGGCACGGATAATGCCATGACTTACACTGCTTTTGACATACATAGAAAACTTGTAGAGGAAGAAGGGTATGATCCACAATCAAATGAATATTATTCTGAGGTTGATAAACGGATTAGACTTGAATTCCCACACAAATTTGATAATGTGGAGCAATCTACTAAAGAACAACCTGTTCAGAATGTAGCAAGTGCAAGACGTCCGGCCGGAAAGGGACGCAGAAAAACTGTGAAACTCACACCATCACAGGTAGCAATTTCTAAAAGATTAGGTGTGCCACTCGAAGAGTATGCGAAACAATTAGCCGCGAAGGAGGTATAAGCATATGAATAAAAATACAGAAACTAAAACTGTTAAAACTTCCCGCGCGAGTCAAACTAGGGTCAAAGCAGAAAGACCTAAAGTATGGACTCCTCCATCATCACTTGATGCACCGCCTGCGCCAGACGGTTACAGACATAGATGGATACGCGCTGAAAGTATGGGCTTTGATGATACAAAGAACATGTCAGGCAAGTTGAGATCAGGATGGGAGCTCGTAAGAGCTGACGAATATCCAGACTCAGATTTTCCAACTTTGGATGAAGGACGATACGCAGGAGTGATCGGGGTTGGTGGCCTTGTGCTGGCAAGGATACCCGAAGAGCTCGCAAGGCAACGTGAGGCGTACTTTGATAAAAGAACAGCCGATCGTAATGAAGCCTTAGAAAACGATGTCTTAAAGGAACAGCACCCAAGTATGCCGATCAATCAAGATCGACAGACTCGTGTAACTTTTGGTGGTACAAAGAAAAACTAATTATTTAGTAATTCCTACCCACCGCTAACAATAAAACCTTTAAGGAGGATAACAATATGGCTAATGTAGATAGCCCTTTTGGTCTAAGACCTATCGGTAACACTGTTGGTGGCTCTGACTTTCAAATGACGGAATATTTAATTCCGGACAACGAAGCGACATCAATCTTTCAGGGAGACCCTGTAGAGATCGATGATAACAATGCTGGATTTATTGCTGTTCAAGAAGCAGTAACAAATGTAGATAACATTGGTGTCTTCAATGGATGTTTGATTGACAGCGACCCTTCAACAGGGAAACCAAAATTCTCTAACTTCTATTCTCAAACGAATATTACTCAGGGAAAAATAAGAGGATTTGTATTTGATAATCCGTATCAAAGATTTTTGATACAAGGTGACTCAGCTACAAACTCTGCACAAACAGACGTTGGTAAAGTTGCTGACACTGTTGGCACTCACTCAGGATCAACTACTACTGGTATTTCCGGTATTGAGTTAGATGTTTCTGATTTGGCTGCAACAGATGGACAGTTAAGAGTAACAGGCATTACTGGCGATCCGTCAAACAATGAACTAGGCACAACTCATACGAATTACGTAGTGTATTTCAATGAGCATGCTTATAACCACAACGAATAATAGCAGGAGGATTTAAATCATGGCTATATCAAGACAACAACTAGCTAAAGAGCTAGAGCCAGGTCTGAATGCATTATTCGGACTTGAGTACGCAAACTACGAAAATCAACACTTAGAGATTTTCGACGTTGAGAACAGTGACAGAGCTTTCGAAGAAGAAGTAATGTTATCTGGCTTCGCAAATGCGGCTGTAAAATCTGAGGGCTCAGCAGTGACTTTTGACTCTGCACAAGAAGCTTTCACTTCTCGTTACACTCACGAGACAGTTGCTCTTGCTTTCGCACTAACTGAAGAAGCAATCGAGGATAATTTATATGACACGATTGCAACTCGTTATACAAAAGCACTAGCAAGATCTATGGCTAACACAAAGCAGATCAAAGCAGCTAACGTCCTAAACAATGGATTTAGCAGCTCGTTCCCAGGTGGAGACGGCAAAGAATTATTTGCAACAGACCACCCTACACAATCTGCAGGAAGTCAGAAAAATGAGTTGAGCACATCAGCTGATTTATCAGAAACTTCTATCGAACAAGCTTTGATCGACATTGCTGCTTTCACTGATGAAAGAGGCTTAAAAATTGCTGCTAGAGGAGTAAAAATGATTATTCCTTCTGAGCTACAATTTACAGCTGAAAGAATCATGAAGTCACCAGCAAGAGTTGGTACTGCTGATAACGACTTAAATGCAATTGCATCTAAAGGAATGATCCCACAAGGATACGTGGTAAACAACTTCCTAACAGATACAGACGCATTCTTTATCAAAACCGATGTTCCTAACGGTCTTAAAATGTTCGAAAGAGCAGCTATTAAGACTGCAATGGAAGGCGATTTTGATACTGGTAACGTAAGATACAAAGCAAGAGAAAGATACAGCTTCGGCTTCTCTGACTGGCGTGGAGTATTTGGCTCACCAGGAGCATAATAATTTAGGGGCGCTTCGGCGCCCCTTTTTATTTGCAAACCTCACTTTAAAAGTTTATATTCAATACACTGCATAATTTTGAAATAGTCGGCATAGACTCATGCAGTAGACAACGTCTCAGACTATGTTGACGGAATGGAGACCAATATGGCTAATACAACTTTTCAGGGTCCAGTAAGATCCGAAAGCACAGTTAAAACTGTTAGTAAAAACTCCTCTACCGGAGCGATTACTGAAATCATTACAATGGGTGATGCACCTGTTGCATTAGGAGATGAAGACAAAACTCTTGATGCTGCAACACACAGTGGAAGAGTACTTGCGGTTCCTGCAATCGGAGGTAATAGAACTATCACTCTACCTTCTCCAGTTGCTGGGCAAACTTACAAGTTTATCTACGCTGGCGCTGCAGAAGAAACAGAGAATCTAATTATTGTAACACCAGGAAATACTAATTTCTTCCTAGGTGGTATCGTACACTTAGACTCTAATGCAGATAACGTATCTGTTTACTCTGACGGAAACTCTAACTCAAGTTTAACTCTTACAGACAGTGGTTTGTTCGAGATTAATATTGTGGCTAAAGATAGTACTAATTACTATGTTTGGGGTTACGCAGAAGGCGTAGATGCACCTGCATTTGCAGACCAATAATAACTAATGTGGGCCTTCGGGCCCACACGTTCTTGATTAAGGAGGGAACATGGCAGACACAGTAACAGGACCAACAATCCTACAGGAAAACGACAAACGGGTTACAATTAAAATAGTCAATCAATCAGATGGAACTGGTGCTACAACCGTATTTGGTGACGTATCAGCATTGAATGGTGACGACGATGGTAACTCAGTAGCTCACTTATCACTACAAAGAGTATGGTGGTCATGCGCTAATGGCGATGGCGGCGATGCTTTTGCACGTTTAGATGAAGAAGATTCAGATGGAGATATTCCAATCATAACTTTAATAGACTCAGGATACTGGGACTTTAGAGAGTTTGGTGGCATACCTGCTGATAAATCATCTAACAGTAACCAAAGTGATGTTAATTTTGTTGTACCTGGTGCAGCGGATTCTGGTAATACATATACTTGCATAGCAGAATTTAAAAAAATATATTAAGGAGTAGCTAATGCCTAATACTACTTCAGGAACAGCAACGTTCGATAAGACTTTTGCTATTGATGACATCATAGAAGAATCTTTTCAGAGAATAGGTTTTGATAACATCACAGGTTATCAGATGAAATCTGCAAGGCGTTCTATGAATATTATGTTTCAAGAGTGGGGTAATAGAGGACTACACTACTGGGAAATAGACGAAACCAATATTGATTTAGTTGAAGGTCAAGCTGAGTATCACTTCTTTAGAAGTGCTGCTGACGACACTTCTGACAGTGATAGAGCACAGGCAACCACCAATCAAACAGCATCAACTATATTTGGTATAGATGACATACTAGAAGCAACGTACAGAACAAACAGAACTCAAGTATCGCAACAAGATGTGGCGATGACAAAGATCAACAGATCAACTTATTCTGGTTTAGCTAATAAATTAACAAAAGCACAACCAACACAGTATTATGTGCAAAGATTAATTGATCGTGTCACATTGTTTGTTTATCCAACTCCAGACTCAACAGCTGGTGCTGCAGATATGCATTTATATTTTGTAAAAAGAATACAAGATGCAGGTGCTTTTACAAATGCAAGTGACATACCTTATCGTTTTGTGCCTTGCATGGTATCTGGTTTAACTTTTTATTTATCACAAAAATACAGACCAGAGCTGGCACAGCAAATGAAACTGTACTACGAAGATGAATTTAATCGTGCATTGACTGAAGATGGTTCTTCAACAAGTACGCACATAACACCACAGGCGTATTATCCAAATGTCTAATTTTTCATCAGGTAAAAAAGCAAAAGCGATATCAGATAGAAGTGGTATGGCTTTTCCATATCATGAGATGCTTAAAGAATGGAATGGTTCTTTTGTACATCAGTCTGAGTTTGAATCAAAACACCCACAGATAGAAGTTAGATCACATACAGCAGACAAACAAGCGTTACAAAATGCTAGATCAGATAGAACAGAAACAGCTGCTCCTATATTATTACCACTAAATGGTTTAAAGACATCTAACTCTGGCACAAGTGTGATTACAGTTACACAGCCAAGTCACGGGAGATCTAGTTCTGATACTGTTAGGTTTTACGACGTGGCTAGCTTTGATGGTATAACAGCGGCTAATATTAACCGATCTGCTGGGTATACAATAACCAAAGTTGATGATAATACTTATACATTCACTGTTGCAACAGACACGGCAACCAGTGGTAATTTAAGAGGAGGAGGCGGTCGAGCATATGCTGGGCCAACTACAATAACTGCATGACAACATATTCTGAATTAGTAACACAAATTAGAGATTATACGGAGACGGACAGCAACGTATTTACAACCGTTATTGTCAATGATTTTATAGAACATGCGGAACTTAGAATATTCAGAGACGTTGATCTTGATGTGTTTAGAAAATATCAAACAGCCAGTTTAACATCAGGTGATGCTTTTGTGGCCATGCCAGGAGCCACACCATCAAGTTTTAGCTTTATTAGATCTGTTAATATATTTAGTCCTTCAGGATCTTTGGGTGGTTTGACAGATAATGAAAGAAGGTATTTGGAGAAAAAAGACACTAGTTTTATGAGTGAATACTCTCCAGATAGGACTAGCACAGGCATTCCAAAATATTATGCAAACTGGGACAACGACACAATACTTCTTGCTCCAACGCCAAATGCCGCATATACTATAGAACTAGCGTATAATGCGCTACCAACAGGTTTATCGTCAAGCAACACGACGACTTGGGTTAGTAATAACGCACCTCAATTGTTGCTTTATGCCTGCTTAGTCGAAGCTTTTAAATTTTTAAAAGGTCCCGACAACATGCTCCAGACGTATGAAAGTTATTATCAACAATCATTATCACCATTCGCTGGTGAGCAGATGGGGCGCAGAAGACGAGATGAATATATGGACGGCGTACCACGAATTGGTGTAAGGTCCACAAACCCATAAGGAGAAAATAAATGGCAAACGTAATATCAAATGTTTTTAAAGAAGAGTTGCTCAAAGGCAATCATGACTTTGATGGGGGTGCTACTTATAAGTTAGCTCTATTCACATCGTCAAAGACGGTATCTGCTTCTGATCCAACTGCTTTCAATACAACTAACGAAGTTTCTGCTTCAGGAACAAACTACACATCAGGTGGTGCAACTTTAGCAAACCCATCTGTAACCGGTGGATCAAGTGCATCAACTGCTTTTGTTGATTTTGATGATGTATCTTTCACAGATGCCACATTCACAGCAAAATTCGCACAGATATATAGATCAGATGGTAGTGCACCTACTAACGACTCAGTTTTAGTTTTGGATTTTGGTGGTGACTTTACAGCAACATCTGGAACATTTACAATACAATTTCCGTCAGCAGGCACAAGTACAGCGGTATTAAGATTAGCGTAGGGAGGTTCAATGGCGTTTTTAGTAAACGATCGAGTTAAAGAAACCTCAACCACTACTGGAACAGGCACACTAAGTTTAGCTGGTGCTGTATCTGGTTTTCAAACTTTTGTTGCAGGCATTGGTAACAGTAACGTCACCTATTATGCTATCGTCAATGACAGCGGCACAGAGTTTGAGATTGGTATCGGCACAGTTACCGACGCATCGCCAGACACATTATCAAGAACAACTATTCTAGAAAGCTCTAACAGTGATAGTGCTGTTGATTTTTCATCAGGCACGAAGACTGTATTCTGTACACTACCAGCTAGTAAAG